AGGATAGATCCAAACGGGCCGCTTGTTCTTGGCAGCAGCAACGTACTGTTCGTAAACTTCAGGCTTCTTAGCTTTCAGCTCTTCGATCAGTACATCCATTTTGGATTTAGGTGCGGCTTTTTTAGGAGCCTCAGAAACCTCCAGGGGTTCCTCCACCAGCGGCGACTTCTTGATTTGCCCGGATTGAGTCATTTTCAGCTTTAACGAGAGCGGCCTGTTTAGCAGGATCGTTATTAGGATCTTGCGCGGCCATTTGTTGCTGCATCATCATAGCTGTTTGCTGCTCTTCAGCCATGAGATCTTCGTCTGACTTAATCAACTTGTAAGTATCAAGACCGTCAGAAGCAGCAAGGCGGGTAATCAGCTCACGGCTATTAACGTATTTAGCCATTACCTCAGGACCCAGAGTGCCAGCAATGGTTTGCAGGAACTCAATCAGTTTGGCCTTATCGTTACCACGGCCAAGAGCATCAAGACCAGTGGTGATCTGAGGTTTTACAACATCTTTAGGAAGTTTTGGCAAACGACCCTGACGTTCCATAAGAGCCATCTTGCGATTGACCAGAGGAAGCTGCATTTCAACACTGAGGATGCTGTAGATACCACCCAAACCAGCTTCAAGCTCTTGAGCCACCATGCGGATCTCTTCAGCCGTCACACGGTCACGGCCAGAGGTACCAGCTTGAATAGCGCTATTAAGCAGGAACGCAAAGCTCAAGCGTTGTTCGATCCGAGCAATGGTGTTGAGAGCCACCGTAAGGTCTGCCTGCTTTTGCATTTGCAGAGGAGCTACATCATTTGGATCACCTGCAACAATTGATCCATTGGCAGCCCGAGCAAGAGCGTCAGGACGAGTCGTACCGTTTGGCTTGCAAAGGAAAATGATCTTTGCTGCTGCTGCAGAGCCCTCAACGATTGCTTTAGAAAGATACTCAAGGCTCTTGAGGTCACCCAAAAGCTCCTCACAGTAACCACGACCGTAGGCTTCATGAGCCACGCGAAACATACGAAGGGGAATCCAGGGGCTCTTTTCAATAGGAACAGAACCTTTCTTGCCAATCTGTTTTGCGTAAGCTTCTTGGTACCAATTACACCGATCAGCTTTGTAATCCCAAGTGATATGGGTGTAGAGGAAAACACTCTTATCTACAAACTTGCCATCATTGTTTTTAGGTGCAACTTTTTCAGGCAGCACATCAGGGCTAACTTCTTCACGCACCACAACCTCAAGGATGTTCCCTTCAGGGTCACGGTTCAGCACAAAAGACTTCAGTGGATAAACCCTGGTGCCACTTTCAGCGACATACAACAGGGCGTTACCACCAATGATCAAGTGCTTGAGGGCCTCAAACAGCGCCGTGCGATCACCAGACTCTTCAATGTCCCGCATCACTGCGCGTTCCATCAAAGCCAGTTGTTGATCAAACTCTGACTGCAGCTCCTTGTAGTTCTCAAGTTCCCGCTTCAGCTTCATGTCGTCTACAGAGAGACGGAAGAAAGCTTGGTTAGGAGGCAGCAAAGCAATCAGCAGCTTGCTAGCCAGGTTGTTCACACCACGAGCACCAAGACCTTGGTAAGTGGTAGCAATTTTGGTGTAAAGGTTTTTACCAGTACTACGGTCGTTTTCGGTAATAAGAGTCGGCAGAGTGTATTTGCTGCATTCAATAGCGCGATCCAGATAAATCGTCTTTTCTGGCTCTAGTGCCGAGTAACGAGCCGAAGCATTAGACATTCAAACCACCAGTTGCAGTACTTGCCCCCATACCCATACCGCTAGCACCAGCAGTAAGAGGGGATTGTATCTCCAAACTAGTACGCAGTGCAGCAGGTGTGCCAACACGACGGCGAACAGGACTGCCTACAGCAGATGCTTGCTGCTGACGTTGAATGGCAGCTTGCAGTTGGCCTTGTTGAATAGCTAAAGCAGACTGAGACTTTTGCTGAGCAATCTGCTGCATTGCTGTCTGCTGAGCCATCTTGGCGGATTCAGCAGCTTGAATCGTTTGAAGACGGCTTTGCTCAATCTGTTGCTGGAACTGCTGAGAACGTTGAGAAGCCTCAGCTTGCATCTGTTGCACTTGACGCAACGCTGCTTCACGAGTGGCTGCTGCTTGAGCTCTAGATGCCTCAGTTTGTTGACGAGCAGCTTGAGAAGCTTGATAACCAGAGTAAACCTGAGCTGCTGCACCAAGAGCAGAACCAATACCTAGGATCCAAGCAAGACTACTGTTGTTTGCCATTAGCTGTACTTAGTCTCTTCTTGTAGGTTGTACTGGTTTTTTAAATGCCTTACAACAGATACCTGTCCGGCAGTAAACCAAATAAGTTTCTCTTCCATACTAAGGTCAGGCGCTCTATCTGGATAAAGCTCGTCTAAATATTTGATAATTTCTGGATCAATGTATGGAATCATATGTTCAAGCCAGTTGGATTGACGCGACCAGGGGCGGTACCACCATAGCCACCAATACCAAACCGGCTGCTAACACGAGTTCTAGAAACCCCAGGCTGTCCAACGTTTTGTGATCTTCTGGTTTGTTGTGTTTGCTCTGGAGCAACTCTTTGAGCTTCTTGGCGAGCTTGAGCTGCACTCAAAGATGACTGAGCACGCTGTCTATTTACAACAGCTTGCGATTGCTTCTTAACAACAGCAGCTTGTTGTTGAGTTTCAGTTAAAACTTTTTGATATTCAGTTTTAACTTTTTCTTCTTCTTTTTGCTGTTGAGCTAAAGCGTACTTCTGCTCTGTAATAGCTTGAAGGGCTTTGTTTGATTCTCTTAAGTAATCAGTTTGCGCTTGCTGAGCTGCATCAAATTGAGCAATGTAATCTTTAAAGTTTCCTTGACCTACTTGAAAAGTAGGTAGTTTCATTGAGGGAGGAGCTTTGTAACCATAAAAGGGTTCTTCAACATCAGAAGCGCTGCCTAACAGAATCTGTCGTTGGTTAAAGCTGTTCCAAGCTTCATTGAACTGACGCCTTCCGTTTTCGGATTCCCGTGCGTTACGTCTAGCTCCAGCAGTGTCGTGACCACCAAGAGCTTTGTTTGCTTGATCCCAATAACTACCAGGAAACCAAAGTTCAAAAAATTGATCTTGGGTAATCATCGCCATAACGTAACCCCTTATAAATTAAGCGTAGCTGGGAAGGTCAGAGTTACTCGTCTCAAAGAACGCAGGCATCCGAGCTCGTTGGGTTTCAATCAAACCTTCAGCTTTACCTGAGTACATCAGACTGTCGCTTTGATCCAGCCAAAACTGCTTGTCCAGATACTTGTTGTCGGAACTACCAAGGGGTTGCATCACCCAATTAATAGTTGCCTTACGCAATTTATCAAGAGAAGGAGAGACACTAAGCCCCAGCTCACGACAAACAAGGCTATTGGCAGCAACGTGAACTTGTTCATCACGAGAGATGTCTGCAGATACCGTCCTCAGTCCAGCATCACCGTTAAAACGGAAAAAGGGAAGTAGGACGAAGAAAATTGCACGCTCGGCCACCATTGCTTTGAGGACCGTGTGATCTGGATGTTGAATCCATGCATCCCTAAGCTTGAGGGCTTCGGATTCAGCCTTCTCATCCACGCCCAAAGCGTTGGTGATGTAACTGAGCGCAAGGTCGTGCTTCTCCTCGTCTTTGATGTTGGATCGTAGGAGATCCACTGACGCCTTAGGTACTTCATTTTTCAGTGCTTCATCAATAAAGTCACCAACTGGCAGTTCCATGTGCCGAAGGGCAAGAGCCCGGAAGATCACCTCCTCCGAGCCCTCTTTCAGTTTGCCAGCGGTTGATTGAATAGGAGTCCAAGTGCGCTTACGGGCTAGCAGTTTCTGATACGGGTTCATTCGGCGCAATCGCATTGAGGTTCAGAATCTCCCTCCAACAAATTGGCAAGGTAATCCTCAACATCTACATCGCTAATAGCGGCGTAGGCATTGGATTTATCTTGGATGTCGGCCATTACTTGAAGAGAGTAATACAAACTCTTCAAGGGGGAGTTCAACCATCGTGACATAAATTGACGGTCCATGGATGTCATATCCGACCACCAATTCATAGAAATTGCGTGAGCCATTCCCGTGCTATCCATCAGCCGTTGCCACTCACAGTTCAACTCAAAAAATGTGTCCCAACCAACTTGTTCAGCGGTCTCACATTTGGGGTTGAACTTGTAACTTTGCACACCAAGAGTAGCACTATCACGATCTACATCACGGCTAATCGGAGGTGAGATTTCGGGGGTTGTAGTAAACCCTTCACGATCTACATAGCGGTACGCACAAGACGCTGTAGGAGCCACTGTGAACGCTCGTGACATCTTATGGTCAGCAGCCACCTTAGAGGCCTCCATAAAGCCCAGGAAGATGGCGTGAGCAATCTTACCGGCTTTGGTTTCAGCGCTACTCACACCAAGGTTCTTGCGACGCAGAGCACCCACAAAGTCCTCATAGGTCACGCCTTCAATAGCCAGCAAGTTTGCCAGGCCAAGAACACCCAGACCAACTTGGTTATCTTTGCGGCTGTAGATGCCAGATTCATCTACCCCAGTTTGCTCATAAAGCTCACAAAGGAACTTCATGCCATCAGCAAAAACTTGAGGAATCTCATCAATCTTAGTGAGACCCAAGTTGATATGAGACAGCAAACAGGTGTCCCGAGACTTCAAAAGAATCTCTTGGCACACGTTGGAGTAGATACGCTCACCATTGGCGTCGTACTGCTTCTTCACAATCCAAACATCACCCTTACGGGCAGCGTCCATGATTGCTTTCAGTTTGTCTGGTTCGTCAATAATTAGAGGATCAACATTAACGCAACGTTTGATCCAAGGAATACGACCGCGATCGTAATTAACAAACTCCAAAATGTCAGGATGATCTGCGTCAAGATGAGCAACCACCGCACCATTCCGGTAGGTACCGCCGCGACGAAGAATCTCGTTGAACTTGGAGTAAATCTCCATGAACCCACAAGGGCCTGAAGCAACCATTCCGTGAGTGTTCTTTGTGCCCCTGCCGCGAAGCTTAGAAAGATGAATAGCCACCCCTGCACCGTATCGAAGAGCTTTACTAGCAAATTGCCAAGACCCTTCAAGCCCATCTTCGTGCTCGTCCATTGTGTCTTCCACAACGAACACAGTACAACTAACGGGATAACGGCGGGTGGGATTCTCAATCCAGCTCTCCACCCTCCCGGTCATCGCGATTGCTGGGTTCAGAGTCGCTTTGGTCAGTTTCATCGTTGTCAATTGCTCGTTGAAGTGAAGTGATTACAAAGTCTTCCCACTGATCTTCAGTGAGTTGAGAAAGGGGAGCTAGTTCAGGGTGCTCGTCTTCGTCCCAATAGAACTGAATCGAGCCCTCACCTTCATCATCTTCCTCATATTCGGCTTCGACATATTGCCAAGCGCCTTGAGGAATTTGTTTCAGCAGTTCATCGTAAGGCTTCATAGGTCTGAGAAGTCAACGGGTTTGTAGTTGGGGCCTTTTTGGACTTTTCCATCCACCTTTGTGAAAGGAAACTTGGACCAGTTAGAGGTGTAGAGCCGATCGAAAGCAGAATCAGGATCCACACCCAAGGTAAGAAGCAAACCATAAGTGACCCATAGTAGGTCGCAGGCTTCTTTGATAACTTGTGCGCGAGACTCATTGCGATACGCATAAAGAAGTTCATAGAACTCTTCTTCGACATACGCAAGCTGCTGTTCACGCTGTTCGTTATCAGGATTGGTTAACTGGTCCGCTCGTTGCATCCAAGTCCGAACTAATTCGGAGTTCGAAGTCAGCATCGTCAATAACCTCCTGATAAATGTTTTGGCGTTTGCTCCACTTGGCGTCCCATTCTTCTGATCGTTTGATCAAGCGGTCGAGATACCACCGAGCTTTTTTGAGATCCTCAGTACCGTTTTTGTGTTGGTGCCGAGTGACGTATTTAATGATGTTGCCTTCAATAAAATCAAAGGCGTGGCTTTCGATGTAATCAATGCATTCAATTACTCCTTCGTCGAAAGCGTAGTGGCTGGGACAGATGGGATCGAAGTTGGGGTCCATAGTTGAACTTCATCGAATGTGTACTCAGTGTCACGGAGGATGCGAGCAAGGCGTGCTTGGGTCAAGGCGTAATCAGCACCTAAACCTTTCTTTTTGTACTGACTGATTACAGTTCTCCATGCGGCGGCTTCGTCAAACCCAGTTTCCTCGATAAGTCTTTCCGCTGTTTTTGGTCCCACGCCAGGGCAGCCAGGATAGCCGTCAGTGGAATCACCGGTAAGAGCCTGACGATAAAAATAGACATCAGCTTCAAGTTGGGAAATGTGATAGATGTTGCCTTCGTTATCTAAGTGAAGACCTGGGATCTGTTTAAGATCCTTATCGCCAGACCAGATAACTGTTTTGTACTGGTGTCGAGTACCAAGGATGCCAAGAACATCGTCAGCCTCTAGTCGATGCCAGCACTCGGAGGGGAACTGCTGTTCAGCCCAACGTCGTACTGCTCTATACCCCACAGGTTTGCGACGGTCGTAACGAGTACGGTGTGCTTTATAGGTGGGTGCAACGTCCTTACGGAAGTTTTCATTAGCAGTCCAACAAAGCGTGAATCGATCAGCTTGTGCTTGGTTGCGTTTGGTTTCAAGTAGCTCATTGAAAATGAACTGAGCTTCTTTGACAGGAAGGTGAGTTGTGATGATGTCGGTGGACCATTCAATCTCAACTTCAGCGGAAACGACTGCTTGGAACAGCAGCATATCTGCGTCAAGCAGCAGCCAAGTCATCAGTACCTCCTTGATGGGTTCCCAGCTTATTGACCTTGGCTAGGTAGTCCACTGCTTTGAGGACGCCTTCGATATTGTCACCTAGCTTGCCGATGCCCGTGTTGCAGTTGTTACACAGCCAACCACGGTGCTCACTGCTGTCGTGACAATGATCCCAATGAAGCTTCTCACTGGTCTTACCGCAACACTCACACGGCGTACCAAGTGGAGGAGTTTTATGTTTCTTTCGGATTTTTAAGTAATCCCTTTGCATTTTGGCGTTGCAAGACAAACAGTCAGGACGATGCCAAGTACCGTTACGACCGAACTGACTAATATCTTTTGTTTCTTTACAGACCTTGCAGGTCTTAGTGACACTCTGCCCAATTGTCTCCAATTTTGTACTCTGAATCGATTGCAATACGGAGTCCAAGTGCATCTCCTGCCAAGCGAGAAGACCCGACTGCAATAAGTCCAAGCTCTTCTGCGCGTTCTCCTGCGACTGCGAATTGCACTTCATCGTGAACGTGAGCTAGGAAGGACCAATCAACGCCGTAGGTAAACCCTGCTGCCGTAAGTTCGTCGTAGCAGGTGTTGTACCAAAGCTTGCTAATGATGGCACCAGCGCTCTGTAAAAGGAAGTTCAAAGCGCTATGTGAGGACCGGATCATTATCCGTCTACCGTCTAGCGCTTTAACAAATCCTTCATCTTCTGCTTTTGCTACTACTCTTTTAGAAAGCGAAGCCAAAGCGGGCATATTACGGAAATACTTCCGCTTCAGCTTTGCCCCATCCTGACCCGTAATCAGACCTAGCTTCTCTGCCCCTGCTCCATACATCAAGGCATAGAAGAACGTCTTTGCCTGGTCTCTGGTGGCGAGTCCTGCGGCCTTTTGATTGGCCGTATGGATGTCGCCGTTCAGCACTTCGTCTGCAAACTTACCGTCATCAAACGGCCATAAGTAGTGGGCAAGGCATCGAGCCTCGATCCCACTGAGGTCCACGCCAACCTGTTTGGTGCTTCTTCCTCCCCCGAGGAGGCCAGGTCCAAACAGAGCTCGGCACTCCGGTCCCAGGGCTGACCTGACAGCAGGTACCTGGGCCATATTGGGGTTGACGTGGCTACAGCGAGCAGTGGCGCAGCCAACAGTAATCACACTGCCGTGAATCCTGTTGTCGCTTTCCACTAGTTTCAACCAAGCATTGTTGCCAGTGCTGAGTTGACCCAATCGCTTTTGGAGCGTGAAGTGTGAAACAAAATCTTCAGCTCCAGGAATCTTCGACAGAACTGTTTCATCCACTTTGGGTTTCCCCTCTTTGGTGAACTCCTCTGGCTTCCACTCCAGAAGTGTCTGTAACACCCAAGCAACATGATCCCGAGAGTTCGGGTTGAGGTCCGTAAGACGGCACATTGCTGCACCACCTACATACCCTCTGGTTTTGTTGTCTCGCTTGGGCGTGAAGAGCCCTCCGCCAACGAACGGGAACCGTTGTCTCAATCGTTCGTTGAGAGTATTCAGTTGTTGATTGATCTCAGCTTCAAGTTCCAAAGCCCCTTGAACATTGAAACCAAAGCCAGATCGTTCCTGCAGGGCAATGAGTTGCGCGAAACGCATCTCTAGGTCAACGGCACAAGGGATGTCGTCAGCCTTCGGTTGCAACCGAGCCCAAAGTTTACGGTTCAGTTCAACGTCACAGATGCAGCGCTCAGCCAGTTCATCAGTCAGCACACTGAAATCCTCAAGACCAGCGTGTCGTTTGGTATAACCCAAACGGAACCCATACGCTTCAAGGCTGTGACGACCGTAAAGCTGTATAGGCATTCCCTCCCACTTCTTCTTAAAGTCCCGGTCAAGAATATCTGGATAAAGCATCCGGCAAAGGATCAACGTATCGACAACTTTGCCTTTGGGTTTAAACGTTGGATATAGCTGTTGTATTGCTGGTATGTCGTACTGAATGATGTTGTGACCAATCAGTACATCCGCATCTTCAAGAACCTGAAGCCACTCCTTTGAGTCCTTATATAGAACTGTGTTTGTACCGTCAGATACTGCACAGCAGTGGATCTTAGTAACGTCCCTAATCTTGAGAGCATTCGTCTCCACGTCGAACGTTACCATCGAGAAAGACCTTGAGGTTTCGGCTGTAGCAGAAGTCAAGGAAGTCCTCAAGCTGGTCGTAGTTGAACTGGTTGCAAGCGTCATTGGACTTGAAAAAGGGCTGACAGACGCGCCTAGCTTTTTCAGTGGCAGCAAGGGCTGTCACCTTAAGCTGGTTCATCTCAGAGACGTGAACGTCAAAAGTCGGATTCAAAATGATCATCGAATTGTTGTGGCTTACTACTGCCGGAAAGCTCCAACATTCTGCCTGTAGTTTCGTTGTATTTCACAGTGCCTGAAACACCGCACCAACCTGTAAAACGATTTTTAAGAACTCGGACAATTGTTCCTTCTGAATCGTTCTCAGATTGTTGATTTCGTTCAAGACCAACACAGATGTCACTAAGTTGGCCGATAGCAGCGCTACCACGAAGTTGTGAAAGGGATGTTTGAGCACCGTTTTCGTGACCTTTGTCACCAGTAGGGCGGCGTAAGTGTGACACCAAAAGCATCCCGCAGCCTGTTTCTTCAACAAAGCTTCGGAGTTTTGTCATCGTTTGATCAATCGCCCTGCGTTCGTCTCCTTGGTCCAAACCTGAGACAAGAATCGAGAGGTGATCGAACACAATCCAATTACACCCGCAACCACTAACCAAATGGCGGATGCGGTTAAGCAGAACGGTAGGGTCAAGAGAGCCAAAATGATCGTACAGAAATAACCGACCCGTTCCGAGAGTGCGATTGAACGCGTCCTCAATTTGTTCATCAGTGAAGTGACCTCGATCAATGTGGACAGGATAATTAAGATCCATACCGACGAAACGCCTAGCAGTACGTCGAATGTTCTCCTCCAAAGCGACATAACCAACTGTTTCGTTTTGTCTTGTAAGCAGGTCATACGCAATCTCTGAAACAAACGTGCTTTTCCCAATACCAGAGCCAGCCGTGATAGTAACCAGCTCGCCCTTACGCAGCCCGTGGAGCTTGTCGTTCAAGAACTTGTAGGGGTATTCAGCACTCTCGGTCTTGGGGTCTTCTAGGACCATCTGGAGCAGTTTGCTGCCACTGATGATTCCATCTGGTTCGTACTCAGCAGCAGTCCACACCATCTGCATGATGGCTTTGCTGTCGCCTGCTACTAGTGCCTCGTTGGCATCCTTGTACTTCTCGATCTTGCCAACCTTACCAACGCGAGGCGGAAGTAGTTGGATGGCGTTCTTGACTGCTTTCTGTCCATGATCATCACTGTCAAAACACAGAATGATCTCTTCAAATTTCAGTAGCCAATCGAGATTACTCCTGATTGATTTCTCCGCAGAGTCAGCGCCATTCGGTAGCGAGACGCACGGCCAACTCTTCCTGGTTGCTGCGTAGCTAAGGCAGTCGTACTCACCTTCAAAGATAACCAGCAGCTTGCCACCACTCCACTTCTCCTGCCCGAGAAACGTATGGTCAGGATTGGTTCCATGCTGGACAAAGTTCTTGTTTGGCTTACGAATCTTGTAGCCAGTAAGACGACGTTCCTTGTCGTAGATGGGCCAGAAGTAAGCCTCACTGTCGCCATAGGTACCCTTGAAATATCCAAAGAGCTTGCACGTCTCCTCTGGAATACTCCGACTTGGTATGGCGTGGTAAGAGCCAATAAGCGGTTCGATCTCAGTGTGCGGATCATGAGTGGCAAAGGTGGACATTGTGAAGGAAGTGGAAGAACCGGAAACGTGATAGGTACAACCTGGGGTGAAGCAGTGCTCACCACCGTCGTCATACAAAGCAACGTTGTCGCGTGAGCCACACTTGGGGCAGTTCAATCTGCGAACAACGCGGGACATAAAAAGAGACCTCCAGGGCGGTTCTGTGCCCCAGAGGTCTCGGTGTCCTTTCACTTGTCCGGCAGAATCATAGCATCGCTACGACCAGCTAGACGGGATGATCGGACCCTCACACCAGGGCACACTGTACTTGTCACACCAACGGGCGTAGGTCATACTCCCTGTTTTGGTGAGCTTTTGATGCGGTTTTTGTAGGACCATTCGAATATCAACTGATGGATGCTGCTCTTTGAACAGCTTGATCAGTCTCCTGTCCTCCGCATCAAAGTAACCCTTCACCTCAAGCACTACCCCGTTACTGAGAACGAAGTCAGGGGTGTAGCTACGAGGGATGAGTAAGTCGTACTTGTACTGCTCATACTCCCAGCTAACCCCCGATGCGTTGAGGTGATCAGCTACTTTGCCTTCAAAGCCCGAACGAAACCCGTCTGCTTGGCGTTTGCCGTACTTATGGAATCGTCGGGCCACTTACTCAAAAGTCAGGATCTTCGCCAGACACAGTAGCAAGTTCTTTCAGGTTTGGTTTGGATTGCTTGAACCCAGATTGCTTGCTGAAAGCTTTGGCAATATCAAAATCACCACGGTCTTCACCAGCACCAGTCACAGCCTTGAGTACCTGAATACCCTTGGGGCACAGCCGAAGACCACCACGAGGCGCCTTACGAGGGATGTACATCGGCTTGATGGCTACGAGAATTTCAGAGCCCTCACGCAGCTTCAAATCAACAGCAAGGGGTTGCAGTTCACTGTCTACCACAGGCAGAGGAAACTCCCCATAGCTGGGTTTAGCAGTCAGTTTGATTACGGCTGAACCGTCTTGAGACATCTCAAACGGTGCGTCATAAAAACTTTTCTTCCCCGTCTGGTCACGATACCAGGCACATGCTGCGTCATACGCCTCAGAGATCTCTTCAACAATCTCTTCTGCGTCTTGCATAAGAACCTTGATACGGAAGTCACACGGTTCATTGTTGTAGGTAGGGATTTCGTAGAAGCTGGGAATCCAGCCAGTCAACGTGCCTTGAATCTGCACAGGACTCAGTGTCTAAAGGACCCACAGAAGGTACCTGCGGTGCATACGCCAAGAGGACAGCAGGGGACAGCTCTTGAAGTGGCCCCTTTGAGTGGCTCTTTAAGGACCCTCTGAGTACCTTTAAGTACCTTCTTAAAGAGGTTTTTAAAAGGTCTCTAGCCGTCTCCTTAAAGAGGTACTTAGAGATACTTAAAGAGTCTTTCTTAAAGAGGTCTTTCGCCACTACTTAAAGAACCACTTCATGACTCCTCAAGATTCCAGTCAAGTTCCAGTAACTATGACTGAAGAAGAACTAGCTGAGTTCTTGGATGAAATGTTGGAACGTATTGAAGCTACAGAAGATGACCAACACGATCCTTCTATTTGGGAGCAGAAGTGAAATGTCAGAAGCAGTAACTCTTGATGTTGAAGTTGTGATTGATGAATATGAATACGCTCGTGATCAATACAAGAAAGCTGTAGGTGATCAACAGAAAGACTTTTGGGATGGGTATTTAGCTGCTCTTGAAAGCATCTGTGGTGAGGTTGTGATTAATGACTGAACTCTCACCCGCCGCACAGGCTGTACTTAATGCCTACCGCGACGCTGACATTAATGATGCAGTAACCGCCGCTGCTGTACTTCGTGCTGTTGTAAATCAAATGGTGCCTACAGATGAGCTGTACGCCAGAAGTTGTTGTGAGTTCACTGCTGACAGCATCCGTAACGCATTACTTGCTATTGCTGATGAGTTGGAGCAGCTAGGTGACTGACCACTACACCGAGGAAGAACTCAATCAGATGTGTGACAAAGCTGAACTGGATGACCTCACCAACCGCTGTCTCGTGGCGTATTGGGATAACACCCAGTTCAATAACTCTCTGATTGACGCCCCAGAGCGTCTCTACGCCACTTGGACGGTGCTTCTGGGGTGGATGGAGCAGGTGGGTACTCAGAGGGCCTTAGAGGTACTCAGAGAGGCCTCTGGTAAGGTTGATGGTTAACCAAAGGAGTATCAGTCAAAGCCACTATTTGATTCGTCATCTTCGTATAGCGATTCCAACTCACCCTCCTCGTTTAAAAACGCACAACGGCTTTCTCTGATCCTTTGGTACTCATTCTCCAAGAGGTCAGCAAATGCACCGACTAACGATTGGCACATCCCTGCTTCTACTACTGACTTATGAAGGACGGATTGTGCCTCTGCAACAGCAACTACTTTCTCTGCGTCATCCATCCATACCAACTCTCGCTCCTCATCTTCCTCAGAATCCAGGAACTCAAGTGCCTGATTGGCTCGATCTTGTAACACCGCCATTCGTGCCATCAGGAGTGGGACATACTGAGCTGCCACTTGCTTGAGTGGTGCGTAGAACTTCTCCTTGGCGTTAGCTGGGACTAGCATCGTCATATGTCGTTGCTGACTTCAGACTAGGTTAAGGTTTTTAAATCAGACGGGGGCCGCGTGATAGTAGTTATATCCGATCCCCGTCTTTCCTCCTTTCTTGTTGCTATTGACTCTCGTTCTCAATAAGCAAAAGTAGTGCAAGCGTATCATTGCTATTGATACTCATTCTCAATAAGAGTTAGGTATAAAAAAGACCCCTATTGCTAGAGGTCTTTTATATTTAACGAAACACTAAAGCTATGACAAACCCAAACAAACAGAAAGAGTAAAGAATAGGTTCTGTGTATTTCATCAGGCTTCTTCCACTAATCGGTAGAGCTCACAGCCTAGATATGTCATCGCTGCATTTACAAGACCTGTAGCAAAGTCGTCTGGGTCTTCTACTGTTTGACCTTCTAAGAGTTGAAGCCTGGAGGTATAGC